TGGGACCGGCATCGGCCGGGGATCGACGGATGACTGATGCCCTGGGAATATGAATGGGCGCTGGATTTCTTCCGGGACACCGTGACGCTCCAGACCTTCTCTACCGTTGGAGCCTATGGCAACCAGAGTTATGCGAGCAGCAGCGGTGCCACGGTCTACCGCGCCTACCTGGAACGGGGCGAGCACAAGGTGATCGCGGCCGATGGCACCGAAGCGGTGGCCACGTTGGCGATTTTCTTGGGCCAGACCACGAGTGGGGGCAGTGTGCCAAGCCCCAGCGTCAAGGATCGCTTCATCCTGTCCGACAGCTCCAGCTCCACCAATCTGCCGCGGCCCTTGAGCATCGAACGGTGGATTGACCCCGAATCGACCCAGAACTACCTGGCCGTGGTGCATTGTGCCTAGATCGGTGACGGCCGTTCTGCCTACCGTGGAGATCTCTGGTACCAAGGAGATTGCCAAGGTACTGCGGCGATTGGGGCTGGAAGCGCCGAAGGCTGTGGCTGCGGGTCTCTATCAGGAAGCCGAAGCGACGATGACGGATGCTAAGGTGTTGACACCCGTCGATACGGGAAATCTCCGTGCCTCGGGGCATGTGGCGCTACCGGTCATCGATGGTCCGGTTGTGAGCATCGTCCTGGGATTTGGCGGTCCTGCGGGCTCCGGCAATCACGCCGGCCAGACCAATCCTGAAGACGTAGGCTATGCGGTGTGGGTCCACGAACGGGTCGAGGTTCACCATCCCGTGGGCCAGGCCAAGTTCCTCGAAACGGCTATTCAGCAGCGGAGCGGGGGCGTGGCGGGACGGTTGGCCACTCATCTCTGGCGCTCCTGGGAACGGATAACGGGCCGTGGGACTGCTTGATGATATCGAATCCCGCTTCACCAGCCAGAGCGTGGCCGGCGCGGCTGGCACGACCCAGGTCACCGATACCGGGTGGCTGGTCACCAAGAGCTTTATGCCGCCCGACCCCGATAAGTGCATCACCATCTTCGAGACCGGTGGGTTCGCGCCGGAAGTGCGCTCGGATCTCAACCGCCCGACGTTTCAGATTCGGGTGCGCTCGAGCCGGACGGATACGGACGGCGACGCCTACTCGACCGGGCGGGATAAGCTCCAGGGCTGTTGTGATGTGCTCCATGGCTTTGCCAGTACGACGATCAACGGCCGCTACTATGCGGCGATCTACGCGCTCACCGATGCGATTGGCTTGGCATTTGATGACGAAGGCCGGCCGCTACTGGCCCAGAACTTCCTGGCGCTCCGGAGCCGGACCACGTAAGGAGTTGGTATGGCGACTGCCGCGATTGCTGCACGCTCAGGGTTGATCGCCCTCAGTACGGGGGCCTCCGCAGGGGGATCGGACGCGATCGCCGAGCTCCGCAACATCCAGCTCCGGGTGCACCGGGACAGCATCGATGCCACCTCGAACGATTCCTCGGGCTGGCGGGAACTCCTTCCGGGGACAGCGAGTTGGAGCGGAACGGCCGAGGCATTATATGTGCCAACCACCTCGGCGACGCAATACAAGTTGCGGAACGCCTTAAGCTCGGCGGCGAGCGTGGCGTTCTTGTTTCAGCCTTCGACCGCTGCGTCCGGGACCTATAGCTGGGCCGGGACGGGCTACGTGGAGGATTACGATATCGGCGGGAACACCAACGATGCGTTCCTGACCAACGTCACGATCCAAGGCACCGGAGCGCTGACCGAGAGCACGAGCACGTAAGCAGATGACAGCGGCCGTGGAGGGTCGCTATGGCGTGGTGCGCCAGCGCCGGCAAGCCGATACGACGCTGGCCACCGACACCTTTACCGAGTCCACCAACATGCCGCTCCAGAACCATACGCCGGATAGTGGCGGTGGATCCTGGGTGACAAGTACCACGGATGCCTGGCTGCTGGAGGGCACTTCAGGGGCGACCTCGGTCAACATCGCCAGCCGCGTCTGGGCCCGCTGGGGTACCGGGTTGGCGGACGACGCCTTCACGCTGCAAGGAGAAATCACCCGCGGCCCGGCGGATGGCACTGCCCAAGAAGGTGGACTCTGGGGATTGGCTGCCGGGAGCGTCGGCGAAGGGGCGGCTTTCCTGTGGCGCCGGACGGGAGCCGGGATCACCAGCCATTTCCTGGAACGGCGCAATTCTACGGGAGGGGTGGTCCAAACCGCTACCCTGGGGACCAACCTCCCGCCCAGCGTGGGGGAAATGCTGACCATGCGACTCACGGTCGATGGCTTGGACGTGACCTGTGAATACCTGACGACCGATGCGGGCAGTACCTGGACCACCCATACCGCCGTCACGCTGACGGATGATCTTCGGGACGGGAACCATACCTTCATGGGGATCATGGGAAGCCGGAATGGCGTTTCGACCCGGACCTTCGTGGACGATCTGACGGCCACGCGGAACTATGCCGATGTCGGCGAAGTCCGGGAGTGGCGCATCGCCGCCCACCAGGAGGTAGTGGAAACCTCCAGTACTGATGCCCGGCTCATCATTCCCGGAGAACGATCCTGGCAGGCTACCGCCCAGGCGCTCCATCTGGGGGCGGACTTCTCGCAAACCGAAATCCGGGACGGCGTGATCGTGCCCCGTTCGCTGTCGTTCCAATTCTATCCGACGACGGACTCCACGGGCTACATCTGGAGCGGGGATGGATACGTGTCCGACTTCGCGTTTGGCGGTGACACGCAGGGCGCGATGCTGGCGAATGTCGTAATCGATGGCGATGGTCCCCTGACCGAAGGGAGTTGACGATGGCGATGGCGGTGCCGATTGAATTGGCGGGCACTCAACACTGGCTGCGGTACGATCTCAATGCGCTGTCCGTGATTGAGGAGCGGCTGAACATCAGTCTTGTGGACCTGAAGGATCTGCCCATCTCGATGCGATTCACCCGTACCGTGTTGTGGGCTGGCCTGCTTCACGCAGAACCCTCCCTGACCGAACAGATGGTTGGGGCCTGGGTGGACGGCAGCAACTTCGCGGCGGTGAGCGAACAGATTCTCCGGGCCTTCGCCTTGGGCTTTGGCGAGAATGGGAAGGCGGCTGGTGCCCCAAACCCTCCCGAGCCGGCTGGCACGAGCTCCAGCGTGCCGCCTACGCCTTCCTCGAGCTGAGGGGGCGTGCGTTCTGGCGTTCCACGCCGGCGGAGTTGGAGGCCCAGGTCGCGGGAGCAAGGGATCGGGAACAACGGGACCGTCAACGGGATGCCTGGATGCTGGCCAATCTCCTCCAACCGTTCAGTAAACAGCGACTCCGACCACGGGATTTCTACGTGCCCGAGACAGCAACCAGCGGATTGAGCAAGGCGCAGAAGACCGAGGAGTTGCTGCGCCGGCTGGAAGCCCAGGGCCACATTGCGCCCGAGGGACCGCATGCCTGAATCGGTGACGGTCGGCGAACTCCTGGTCCGCATCCGGGCCGATGTGCGGGATCTCGAAGCGGGCTTGCGGAAAGGTCAACAGGGCTTCGATTCCTTTTCCAGTCGGACCCGACCGGGACTCCGGGCGGTTGAAAATGCGTTCCGCAATATCACCTTCGCTGTCGCTGGTGTGCCTGGTCCGGTTGGTCGGCTTGCCAGTTCCTTAGGTCGTGTCATCGGTCAAGGGGTTGCACTTACAGCAGGGTTTCTGGTGGCTGGCGCCGTCATCGGCACCTTTGTGCGTCGGATGGCTCAAGTGCAGGAGAAAGCGACGGCAGCAGCCAAGGCATTGCGTGATATCCCCAAGGAGGCCCAAATCCGTCTCAACCTCGAACAGGTAGAGAAAGGCGTCACACAACTTCAACACATCAGTACCTGGCTGCAGGGCCTCTTAGGCGGTGCCGCAGCGTTAGGAGGACCGCTCGGTGCGGCGTTCGGTGGTATTCTCGAACGCCTCCTTGGCGGTGCTGCCAAGAAACTGGCGGAGTTTAGTAAGGCCACGGCTGACGGCGTGCGAAACATCGCGCTGGCAGTCAAGGATGCCGAGAGTGCCTCGGCCCCCTATTTCGCCCGGTGGGAACAATTCGATGCGCAGGCTCGTGTGTGGGCGCGCCGGAATGTGATCAGCACTCTGGTCGGTGAACAGAAGGAGGCGTTATTGGAGGCTGAATCGGCATTAGTCAAGTGGACCGAATCCTGGCAGCGATGGGATCAGCAGGCGAGACAGGCCGCTGAACAACTCCGGATTCAGCAAATCGTCTTCGAGATCACCGGAGGCGCAGGGGGATTGCCCTCTGATCTACAAAAGCGGATTGATGCGTTTGTTCAGCAGGTTCGTGAGACGCTGCAAGCGGCACAACGCGATGTGGATATACAAGAAACAGCGCTTGCTGTCGGTTTCACGATTGGGGACTATCTCTCGCAAGGGGTTCGTGCAGCGCTGGACCGGAGTCTCGGAGACTATGTCAAGGCCGCATTGAAGGACGTCGCGGCACGGTTGATTTCTGGGGCGATCTTTGCTGGTATCGGATTCCTGATTGGCGGGCCGGCCGGTGCGGCCGCTGGATTCACGGCCGGTTCGGGTATCCCAGTTTCTACAAGGAAGAGTCCCAATCTTGCGGGTGCGGGCCTCATGGCCATGGATCTCTCGAAGATGCCAGCGGCTACCAACCCCTTGGCGGCTACGCGGGACGCCCAATGGCAGGTGTTCCTCAAGGAATCGCTGTTGGTCGGCCGGGCGGGAGGATTCCGTTAGCGATGGCCAATACCCAGTACCTCGGCACCAATGCGGGCTTTCAGTACACGACCAGCCCGAGTAGCACGACCTACAACCAGCAATTTAAGCTGGCCGTGCCGCTGCGGGATGTGCGGCCGTCCTACCGGGTGGCGCAATTCGTGGCCGAATCGCTCGACTTCCGGG